AACTGAGGCAATCTTTGCAGCAAATGCTTCAGTTAAAGGTACTGCTGTGGGATATGGATATCAATAAATTAAATGGCCACTAAAGTTGATCATTATCTTGGTAATCCCCTATTAAAGAAGGCAAATACTACTCAGGAGTTTACTCAGGAGCAAGTTCTTGAGTTTTCTAAATGTATAGACGATCCGATATATTTTGCAAAGACGTATATAAACATAGTTACTCTGGACTATGGTTTACAGCAATTTAAACCATATACTTTCCAAGAGAAGATGTTGGATAGATTCCATCATCATAGATTTAATATTTGTAAGTTACCTAGACAGTCAGGTAAGTCTACAATCGTAGTATCATATCTTCTTCATTATGCAATATTCAATGACAATATTAATATAGCAATTCTTGCTAACAAAGCATCAACTGCAAAAGATTTATTAGATAGACTTCAAACTGCATATGAGAACCTACCAAGGTGGTTGCAGCAGGGAGTTTTAACATGGAACAAAGCATCTCTTGAATTAGAGAATGGTTCTAAAATTATTGCTGCATCCACATCTGCGTCTGCAGTTCGTGGTGGATCTTATAACATCATATTCTTAGACGAATTTGCGTTCGTTGCAAACCATTTAGCGGATCAGTTTTTTAGTTCGGTTTATCCTACTATATCATCTGGTCAAAAAACTAAAGTTATAATTGTTTCTACCCCTCACGGGATGAATCACTTCTATAAACTTTGGCATGATGCTGAACGTAAGAAGAATGAATATATCCCTACAGAAGTTAATTGGTGGGATGTACCAGGAAGAGATGAAGTTTGGAAGGAACAAACTATTGCAAACACTTCGGAACAACAATTCCGTGTTGAGTTTGAATGTGAATTTTTAGGATCTGTTGATACTTTGATTAGTCCTAATAAATTAAGGAATTTAGTTTATGAATCACCAAAACTTAGTAACAAAGGATTGGATGTATTTGAAGATGTTAAACCAGATCATAATTATGTGATTACTGTTGACGTTGCTCGTGGTGTTGGAAGTGATTATTCAGCATTCACAGTAATTGATATTACAACCTTCCCTCATCAATTGGTATGCAAGTATAGGAATAATGAAATTAAACCCATGTTATTCCCCTCAATAATTCATGATCTTGCTAAGAATTATAATATGGCATATATTTTATGTGAAGTTAATGATGTTGGAGATCAAGTAGCATCTATCCTTAACTACGACTTAGAGTATGAAAATGTTCTTATGTGTTCTATGAGAGGTAGAGCAGGTCAAGTTGTAGGTCAAGGATTCTCTGGTAAAAAGACTCAACTTGGAGTCAAGATGTCTAAAACTGTTAAGAAGGTTGGATGTCTAAATCTAAAGACTATGATCGAAGCGGATAAAATTACTTTTAAGGATTATGATATTATTAGTGAATTAACTACGTTTATTGAAAAAAGAAATTCATTTGAAGCAGAAGATGGATGTAACGATGACTTGGCAATGTGTCTTGTCATATATGCATGGTTAGTAGAGCAAGATTACTTTAAAGAAATTACTGATCAAGATGTTCGTAAAAGATTATATGAAGAGCAGAAAAATCAAATTGAACAAGATATGTCTCCATTTGGTTTTATTGAGAATGGTTTAGATGAGAATAGTTTTGTAGACTCTACAGGAGATAGATGGTATACAGACGAGTATGGTGATATGTCTTACATGTGGGATTATAGGTAGTAACCCCTTCAAATTAAATATTTTAATAAATATCTCTAGAACAAAACTGAGAATTTTTGGAGACATAGAACATGGCCACTCCTCAATTATCTCCTGGTGTACTGACTAGAGAAGTTGACTTAACGGTAGGTAGAGCGGAAAACGTTCTTGACAATATTGGAGGTATCGCAGGACCTTTTGAAATTGGACCTGTATTAGAACCCATCAATATTGCCACAGAGCAAGATCTGATTACCACATTCGGTAAGCCTTATGATGACGATGCCCAGTATGAATACTGGATGTCTGCATCACAATACCTCTCCTATGGTGGTGTGCTTAAGGTAATACGAACCGATGATGACAACTTAGCTAACTCAAACGTTGGTGTAGGTACGTCTTCAATAGCAAGTACAAAGATTAAGAACTTTGACGACTATAATACGAATTTTATAGATGCAGCATCAAACTTCTTGTATGCAGCAAAGAACCCTGGACGATGGGGTAACTCTCTAAAAGTTTGTTATATTGATGACTTAGGAGATCAAGTTATCGGTATCGCAACAACTTCAGTAACCGACATGGGTGCTCAAGTTGGATATGGTGTAACTGTTGACATTAGTGGTCAAGTAATACCTGGTGCAGGAAGCACTTCTCTCTTTACGGGATATCTTAAGGGTGTTATTACTCAAATAGTTAATGCTCCAGAAACGTCTCTTAGTACATTAACGGTCAAAATACGATCCAGAGTCTCTACGGGTGGCACAGAACCTGGAAAGGAAACATATGTAAACTATGCAGAAAATAGTGCATATGCTTCATTCTTAAAAGACCAAAGATTAACAATTCTCGACTCTGACGGCGATGTAATGTCACCAGAAGACTCGATATCAACTATAGGAATAACCACTTCATCTCAGATTAATGGTCAGCAAGACCAATCTTATGTTGGAGTTGGTGGTACTACTAACGGTGGTGGTTCCGATGCTACATTCACTATTACTAGAAATAGTACAAATGGTGGTGTTGCTTCTGCAACCATTGTAAATGCTGGTGTTGGATACACTGTAACAAATACAGTCTCCGTTGCTGGTACTGCTGTTGGTGGTTTTGATCTAAGTCAAGGTAAGATTTCAACAGTTGGATTAACATCTTCAACTAGTGTTCCATCTGCTTCTAGTGGTACTTACACTAACCTAACAGGTACAAGTGCTGAAGGTACTGGAGCAATATTCACCGTCTTCAGAGATGCAAGTGGTGGTATTGGAACTGTATCATTAACAAGTCCTGGTGAAGCATACGGTGTTGGTACAACAATTACCGTTAACGGTGCAGGAATTGGTGGTACATCAATCACTGATGACATAACATTAAACACAGCATCTCTTAGAGATGATAAAGTGGTTATTTCTGTTGAAGGAACAGAATCCAGAGCTTTAATTGCTGGTGTTGATGACTGGTACAATTCACAAGAACTTGGATTAGATAACTCTAAAGTTTATTGGAGAAGTATTGCTCCAAAACCTGGAACATCAAACTTCGTTGCAGAACGTGGTGGTAGAAATGACGAATTGCATATTGTTGTTGTTGATGATTCTGGTACGTTAACTGGTATCCGAGGTAACATCCTAGAGAAGCATCTAAACCTATCTAAGGCAACTGATGCTGTATCTGAAGCAAATGCTCCACAGAAGACATGGTACAAGTCTTATCTTGCCAACTTCTCGAATTACCTTTACGCAGGTGCTAACCAAGGACAAGGTAACGATACATTCCACAATACGTATCCTACAGGAACTTACTTCAACCCTTCTACTACTGGTAGTCTGTATGGAGATGGAGATCAGCCAACTGTATGGTATTCATTAACTCAAAACAGCACTCGCTGGAATAGAGTTGCTAAGAATAACACCTTCAGTTCTGTTGGTGGAGTAACATACTCACTAACAAACGGTGAAAACTACACTGCTGCTGGTGGACTTAAAGCAGAATTAGGAAATCTAATTGGTGCTTACAACTTATTTGATAATAAGGATGAAGTTCAGGTAGATTACCTATTAATGGGACCTTCTTGTGCTTCTCTTAATGATACTCAGGCAAAAGCAAACAAACTAATTGGTATTGCTGAGTCTAGAAAAGATTGTGTGACTGTTATCTCACCACACAAAGGAACAGTAGTTAATATTACTGATCCAATCGTTCAAACTAGTAACATAGTTGAGTTCTTCGGACCACTAAGTTCTTCTTCTTATGCAATCTTTGATAGTGGTTACAAGTATACTTACGATAGGTTCAATAACAAGTTCCGTTACCTTCCATGCAACCCAGATATTGCTGGATTGATGTGTCGCACTAACTTAGTTGCTTATCCTTGGTTCTCACCTGCTGGACAACAGCGTGGTGTAATTAAGAATGCAATTAAACTTGCATACAACCCAACTAAGGCACAAAGAGACATTCTTTATTCCTCACGTATTAACTCAATTATTAATACACCTGGAACTGGAATCATCCTCTTCGGTGATAAGACTGCATTAGCATATGCTTCCGCATTTGATAGAATTAACGTTCGTCGTTTATTCTTGACAGTTGAGCAAGCACTTGAGAAAGCAGCACAGGCACAACTCTTCGAGTTTAACGATCAGGTAACGAGGGCAAACTTCGTTAACATCGTTGAACCATATCTACGTGATGTTCAAGCAAAACGTGGTATTTACGATTATCTGGTTATTTGCGATGAGACAAACAACACTCCAGACATAATTGATAATAATGAATTCCGAGCAGACATCTTCCTGAAGCCTGCGAAGTCGATCAACTACATCACCCTGACCTTCGTTGCTACCCGTACAGGTGTTAGCTTTGAAGAAGTCGCTGGTAGAGTTTGATAACTGATTGATTAAATACTAAGGAGGATTCTAACTAAAATGGCAAGAGAAATCAGGACTATCACCGACTTCAAGGCAAAGTTGATAGGCGGTGCAGCAAGACCAAATTTATTTGAAGTATCAATTCCAACATTCCCATCCTTCGTAACTGGATGGGATGATGATACTTTCAGTTTTTTGTGTAAGGCAGCAGCATTACCTGCTTCTAATATTGCACAAATTGACGTTCCTTTTAGAGGTCGTATTTTAAAGGTTGCTGGAGACAGAACCTTTGATACTTGGACTACAACCATCATTAATGATGAGGACTTCAAACTAAGAACATCATTTGAGCAGTGGATGAATCAGATCAGTAAGTTGGATAACAACACTGGTGCTACAAACCCTGCTTCATACATGACCGATGCTTATGTGTATCAGTTAGGTAGAGGACAATCAAGATTCTCTACAGAGAACACTGATTCTGACAGCGTACTACCTTTAAGGACTTATAAGTTCTTCGATATATTCCCAACCAATGTATCTCAGATAGATCTATCATATGATACTTCTGATACCATTGAGGAATATACAGTTGAATTCCAAGTTCAGTACTGGCAAGCAGAGGCTAATGACCAAACTGGCATTGCTGTGGTATAATAAATAGATACACAGTATTAAGACAATATAATGGCAAAGTTATTCGGCTTTTCTATTGAGGATAACGAAAAGAAATCCCCTGGCATAGTATCCCCCATACCTAAATCAAACGAGGATGGGGTTGATCACTATTTGACCAGTGGATTTTTTGGTTCTTATGTTGATATAGAAGGGGTCTATAAAACCGAATATGATCTCATCAAGAGATATAGAGAGATGGCACTCCATCCAGAGTGTGATGGTGCGATTGAAGATATTGTAAACGAAGCAATTGTTAGTGATTTAAACGATAGTCCTGTTCAGATAGATTTAGATAATCTGAATGCTGGAGATAGTTTAAAGAAAAAAATAAGAGAAGAATTTAAAACTGTTCTTGAACTTCTAGATTTTGATAAGAAGTGTCATGAGATTTATAGAAATTGGTATGTAGATGGAAGATTATATTACCATAAAGTAATTGACTTAAAGAATCCTCAAGATGGTATTCAAGAGTTAAGGTATATTGATGCATTGAAGATGCGTTATGTTCGAGAATCAGTAACCAAAAAAGATAAAGGTGGTGGTGTTCAGGTACAAGATGGACGGGACAATCCAATGTCATCTCCGTTCCCAAATATTAAAGAGTATTTTGTATATAATCCAAAACAGAATGTAGCACCTTATGGTGGTCAACCAGGTAAAGGATCTGGTGGTGGAGTTAAGTTTGCAAAAGATTCAATATCATATTGTACCTCTGGATTAGTTGATAGGAATAAGGGAACAACATTATCTTATCTACACAAAGCAATTAAGTCACTCAACCAGTTGAGAATGATTGAGGACTCTCTTGTTATCTACAGATTATCAAGAGCACCAGAAAGAAGAATATTTTATATTGATGTTGGTAACCTTCCTAAAATGAAGGCAGAGCAATATCTACGTGACGTTATGATGCGTTATCGTAATAAGTTGGTATATGATGCCAGCACTGGTGAGATCCGTGATGACAAGAAGTTTATGTCTATGTTGGAAGACTTCTGGTTACCACGTAGAGAAGGTGGTAGAGGAACTGAGATTACTACACTACCAGGTGGACAGAACCTAGGTGAACTAGCAGATATTAAGTACTTCCAGTCTAAGTTGTATAGGTCTCTAAACGTACCTGAGTCAAGACAAGGTGGTGAAGGTGGATTTAACTTAGGAAGATCCTCAGAGATCCTTAGAGATGAACTTAAGTTTACTAAGTTTGTAGGTAGACTACGTAAGAGATTCTCAAGGATGTTCAGTGATATGCTGAAGACCCAATGCTTACTTAAGAATCTTGTATCTCCTGAAGATTGGGCATCAATGGAAGAGCATATTCAATATGACTTCTTATATGATAATCACTTCTCTGAACTGAAGGAAGCAGAATTAATGACAGAGAGATTAAATATTGCTGCTACTGCAGAACCTTATGTTGGTAAGTACTACTCACAAGATTATGTAAGACGTAAGTTCCTTCGCCAGACTGACGAGGAAATTATCGAACAAGATAAATTGATTGCAAAAGAGATAGAACAAGGTATAATACCAGATCCAATGGCTCCTATTGATCCTGAGACAGGATTACCAATGGAACCTATGGGTGGTATGTCACCAGATAATACTAACGGAGCATCTGGTAAAACCCCACTAGACCCTGAAGCACCAACCCTTACATAATATGCTAATGATCGAAGATAGTACTGATTGGTTGAATCGAGTAATTAACGAATTGGCAAATCCCCTAGATTCAATGCCAATAGCAACCAATCGTGATAATAAATACGCACCACCAGAACGTAGAGCAGAATTAGATGCAGAGATGCAAGCAATTAATACAGAACAAGTAGAAGAAACTACTCCTTCTTGGTTTAATGTTGATCAAGAAGATGGATTGGATTATGAAGGTCCAGTTGATGAAGTGGTGGAAGTTGAAGAAGAATCAATTCATGAGAAGATGTATAAGATAGCAACTAGTAAATATAATCCCTTTGCTATTGGTGGATCAGAAAATATCCACGACTTTGATGAGCGTTTAGGAGGTTCTGAAAATAGATTATCATAGGTTTTTAAATATACCTGATTATCTTCCAAATATAGACGTATCAAAATATAAAACTAAAGGTATGGGATGGTTGCAGTTTCATAAGCAACTACAGTTTGAAGATTTAGGTAATGATAAAATTCTCCCGTGGTTGAATAGCATGGGTTATAGTTCTCATTGGATAGAGTTCTTTTATACTCCTCCACATGAGGATGGTATTGTACATTCTGATAATATTGGTGATTGGTCTTGGGCAAAAATAGTATATCAAATAGGTGCTAAAGGAAGTACTATGAGATGGTGGTCTTCCGATAAAGCATTTGAAGTTAGTACAGCAGATCAACGTGCAGGTGGTGATAGAACGGATGATCATTATCATGGTAAAGTATTAGTTGCCAGACCAGAGGAGTCCACTCTCGAACATGAAGTTGAGGTTGGTACTTCTAGTCTTATTAATGTTGGTCCTCTGCATAGTTCTCATAACCCTACAGATGACAAAAGATTTACTATTACTATTGCTTTAATAGACAAAGATAAGGATTACGAACACAGAATCCTTTGGGATGAAGCAATAGAATCATTTAAACCTTACATAGTTCCTTCATCTGATTCTTAAGTAGACCTTTGCGTCTTAAGATGAAGACCTCATGTGGGTTATTTTTGTCGAAATTTTTAAATTCAGTATCAATAAGATAGTCAATATTCTTCTCTTCCCATGTCTCTAGATTATAGTTAGATCTGAACGTATGAGGATATGTTAGATTCTCATCAAAGATAAAGCATCTTTGTGCTTCTAAGATATTATCATCTATTGGAGATTGAACATCACACCATTCTTCAATCATTGGTTGCAATTCTTTAATCATATTTTCAACTTCTAAAAAGATTTCTTCTTTATTGTTAAACATAAAGGCAAAACTTCCTGCATGTAACGTATGACCATGTTTGCCAGTATCTAATATTTTTCCAGTCTTCATATAATGATTAACTGAATTAAATATTTCTCTATAATGATCTCCTAGTTTACCTTTGTTACTCCTAACATAATCAAATAAAGCGTCATAAAATCTCCTGTATGATATCCCCAATTTATAATGGAAATATTTTGCTATTAATTGGGTATAACCAGCAATATGGAATTGGACAATTAACCAACCATACATATACGATTCTATCAATTCATCATTGGTCATTGTATTGGTCTCAGAGATGAGTTCTATTATCTCTACTACTTCATCATAATCTTTATCATTACCGAAGGAAACATAGTCTTCTGACTTGATTGTTTTTATTCCATGCAACTCTCTTGATAGTTTGCTATTGAGTTGGGTATTGCCAAACATTTGGCAGAACCATACATCTATAGATTCATGCTGACCACATTCAAGAACTTTTGAGAATCCTTCCTTCCAAGAATCTAAAGTCTCTTCAGGTAGACCTAGAATAAATTCAGTATATGTTTTGACTCCATATTCTCTACTCTTTTCTATTTGTTCAGAGATTTTATTAACCTTCATATTTTGTCTTTTGATTGCCTTAAGTGTAGGTTCATTCATACTCTGAACACTTATAGTTACTCCTCTACTAATATCACCAACTATTTTTGCAATCTCAAAAACAACTTCTGTAGAGTTCTTGGAGTATTGTATGTTTATTGCTTCTAGATTTCCTTTATTTGCTGCCTCTCTAAACATCTTTGCAATCTCAACATCTCTGTCTCTAAAGATACCGAAGTTGGCATCAGCATTAAAGATGAATCCAACGTTATGATTACCTGCCCATTCAATGTCCTGTTTGACCCTATCAAGGTCAAACTTTTTAATTTTCTGATATGTCATTCCACCCCAATCACAGTAAGTACACATATGTGGACAACCACGATTAGTCTCCATAGTCATAGCCCACATGACATCAGGATTATTCTGAATGATATCATCAAAAAGACCAATTTGATAAGGACTAGGGAAGTCCAATACCTCAATTCGCTCTTTAATATAGAGTCGTTCAATGCTTTCATTATTCTTAATTTTTCTTAGAAGATCACAGAATGATTCCTCACCTTCAGAGATGATGATGGTGTCTATAAAGTCATACTCAAGTAAATGTTTTGTTCCTTGAGGACCACCAAATTCTATAATACAATCTGGATACTTCTCTTTGATTAATTTTGCTACATGTAAATTATAGCGTTCATTCCAGATATAACAACTAAAAGCACATATTGTTGGATTATCTAAACGATCTAATATATCCTGTGGATCTTCTCTTCTGAATATAAATTCTTTTAATTCAAAGTTATCAGTAATATCTTTGAACTGACTACAATAACTCCATAGACATCCTACACTATAAGGCAACCAGTAAGTGTCTTCTTTTCTTATTTCCACAGCATACTGTGGTTGGAACATGTAGACGTTCATATCTTAGTTAATTTGTTCTTAAGCATGTTTTTTCTTTTTATATTCCAAATATCATTTCTATCTTTAATTGGTCTAGGATTCCATATTTCATAACCCTTAACTTGAATTGGATATTCAACTTTAGGATCATATACTAATTTTCTTTGGATCTCCATTAAATCTTCAGAAGGGTTACATGATTCTTCTACCAACTTAAATGCAAGATCTTTATTATCCCAGAATAAATCAAAGTCGGTTCCGACATTCAATTCAAGTGTGTGACCAGTATCTTTATCTGATATAACTTTACCAGTTCTTAGATAGGTACTAATTCTTTCTTTAAGTCCTTGGAAGTGTTGACCAAGTATACCACTATCATTATCTAGGTAATCCTTTAAGTTATCATAGAATTTTCTGTAATCATGGAATGTTGATATGTAATGAGAAAATCCATTAATATGGAACATTATAACAACCCAAGCAAATAGATATGATTCGATTATATCGTCAGTTGTCATTGTATTAGTTTCATTTACTATCTCAATAACTTCTTTAATTGGATAGTCCTCGTCATCATGTTTAGAGAATGATACGTAATCTTCAGCATTTACAACTTTTATACCATACTTTTCTCTATTCATATTCATTTCAGTTTGACCAAATATTTGACATAACCATACATCAAGACTGTCTTGACCCGACTCCATAAGTAAGCACATTCCATCCTTCCAAGAATCAACAGTCTCTTCTGGAAGACCAAGTATCATTTCAGTATATACATTTAAGTTCCTTTCTCTTGCCTTTGCAACTTGATCTTTTACTTTATCAACCGCCATATTCTTTCTTTTAATTGCCTTTAAGACTGGTTGACTCATACTCTGAACACTCATAGTCACACCTCTTTTATCATAAGGTCCTAATGTCTCAGTTATATCAAGAACAATATCAGTTTTATTTTTGGTATATTGTACTGTTAAATCATCAATAATTGCATCTGGATGATCTGCTGCTTCTCTTAACCATTTTGCAATTTGTAGATCTCTATCTCTGAATATACCAAAGTTAGCATCTGCCATCATCAAAAATCCTATCTTATGAGTAGACATCCACATGATATCTTGTTTGACAACATCCATATCAAATTTTAGTATTTGATCCATCCATGTACCCCAATCACAAAAAGTGCAGTGATGAGGACAACCTCTAGTAGACTCAACTAATGTTGCCCATCCATATTCTGGGTTCTCATTTACTATCTTATCCATCACACCGTTAGTGTAAGGACTTTCATAGGCAAGTTTTGTTATTTGTTCTCGTTCATATACTGGTATCAATTTACATTCATTTTTAATTCTACTTAAAACATCTACAAATGCAATCTCACCATATCCTAGTAGGACTGTATCAATAAAATCATGTTCTATTAAATGTCTTTGTGCTTGTGGTCCTCCAAATTCAATAACACAATCTGGATACTTCTCTTTAATTAGTTTAGCAAGATGTAAATTATACTGCTCATTCCAAACATAACAACTGAATCCACATAGCACTGGATCTTTAATTCTCTCTAATACTTTTTCTGGGTATTCTCGTCTAAAAAATATTTCACCCAACTCAAATCCATCAACATGTTTATTGGCATAACTCCAAATACATGCAGCAGAATACGGTAACCAATATTGCTTTTGCCCTTTAATGACTACTGTACTCTGGGGTTGAAATAGGTAAACCCGATTAATCATATTCATATTTATGCTAAATAGTTTAGCAAATTACTTGATAAAAGACAATGGATGAACTATTGGACATGGTAGTAAATGATGCGTCACCTGCCGAAGTGAGTGACAAAATTAAGGACATCCTTTATACCAAATCTTCAGAAAAGATTGAGGGAATTAGACCTGAGATCAATACTACGTTCGTAAATGGCGTTGAATCAGAAGACTCTGATGATGCTGGCGAACAGTAAATCAATAAATAATAAATAAAGCGATTAATTGATCCGATGAAACTCATAAGAGAAGAAATTGAATCTGTTGAAATTCTCACCGAAACCATTGGTGGTAAGAAAAATCTTTTTATAAAAGGTGTCTTCCTTCAAAGTGAGATGGTAAACCGCAATGGTCGGTTATATCCATTTAACATAATGGAGAAAGAGGTCAACAGGTATAATAAGGACTATGTTCAAAAGGGACGTGCTCTTGGTGAATTAGGTCACCCAGATGGACCTACCGTAAACCTCGATAGAGTATCACACAAGATTACGGATCTTAAGCAGGAAGGTAAAAACTTCGTTGGTAAAGCTCAAATCTTATCTACACCTATGGGTAAGATTACAGAATCACTTTTGAAGGATGGAGTAACTTTAGGAGTATCTTCTAGAGGTATTGGTTCTTTAAAGGATAATACTAAGGGTTACAAAGAAGTTGGTGAAGACTTTATGTTGGCAACTGCTGCTGATATAGTCGCTGATCCATCTGCACCTGATGCATTTGTTCAAGGCATCATGGAAGGAAAAGAGTGGGTTTGGGATGGTGGACTCCTAAAAGAAAGACTCGCTAATGAAACACGCATTAAAATAGAACGTGCAAGTAGGGAAAGAAATTTAGAGGAACAAAAACTTGGGTTATTCCAAAACTTCCTAAACTCCCTATAGAATATATACATACAAATTTTAATATTGTATAAATAAATATAGATTTCTACTCATAAGAAACTCGGAGAAAACTCAAATGTCTAGTGACAACAACTTACAGGAAATGGAAGCGGGCACGAAGCAATCCTCGACAGCGGTCAATTCTGGAGCCTCTGCTGGCGATCCGATGCCTAAGCTCACCACTGGGGGAACACCTCAGTCATGGGAAGACCTAGGCGGTCCTTCACCTGATAACTACAAACCTGATGACAATTCAGCACAGCTGAAAACACCTGGTTCTACCCTTAAGCAAGTTAAGGATGTAGTTACTAACCGTAAAGGTAAAAAAGACGGATCATCACCTGCTGATGTTGGCGTTGGTAAAAAATTAAACAATGTTCCAGAGGAAGAAGAAGTGAAACTCGAAGCCGATCAGGAAGTTGTTGTAGAAGACGAAGTAACTACAGACGAAGTAGTTGCTGAAGAAGAGTCAACTGAAGAAGAAATCGTTGCAGAAGAAGAAGTATCTACTGAAGAAGTAGTTGCTGAAGAAGAAGCAATCGAAGAAGAGGTAATCGACGTTGAAGAAGACGTTGCTGCACTTCTAGATGGAGAAGAACTCAGTGAAGAGTTCCAATCTAAAGCTCGTACAATCTTTGAAGCTGCACTCAGATCTAAAGTATCTGAAGTGAAAGAGTCTATGACTAAGACCTTCGAGGAGACTTATGAGTCTAAATTAGTAGAAGAGGTAGATGCAATTCGTGGTTCTATCACAGAACGAATTGATTCCTATCTTGAGTATGTTGCTGACGAATGGGTTCAAGAGAACCAATTAGCAGTCGAGTCTGGCCTTAAAGCAGAAATGACTGAATCATTCTTAGGTGGCATGAAGAAGCTTTTTGAAGATCATTATGTATCAATCCCTGAAGATAAATATGATGTCCTTGAGAATATGGTAGAAAAACTTGATGATATGGAAACCAAACTCAACGAACAGATTGAGAAGAACATCACCTTGAACGCTAGACTCGCTGAGTCAGTTGCTCAAGAGATATTCTCCGAAGTATCTGAAGGTTTGGCACTTTCACAAAAAGAGAAGCTTGCTTCCCTTGCCGAGAGTGTGGAGTTTGAAAGTGACGCAGAATATCGTGAGAAGTTGGAGACACTGAAGGAATCTTATTATCCTTCTAAAGGAAGTTCTCCTCAGGCAAAGACTGAAACCCTTTCCGAGGGCGTAGATGTTGCTGATGAGTATAGCTCACAGTCAATGAATGCCTATCTGAAAACACTTTCAGGATTAGCTAAGAAGTGAATTTAACATTATTCATTCAAACAAAAAACACATTTAGGTAAACAAGCAAATGTTTCAATCAGAAGCACTGCAAGAGAAGTGGGGTCCAGTACTCGACTATGATGGTCTAGATAAAATCGAAGATTCTCATAAGAGAGCTGTTACCGCAGTCTTGCTAGAAAACCAAGAGAAATTTTTAAGAGAGCAATCAGCATTCTCTAACGGAATGTTGACCGAAGCTGTACCAACCAACGCCGCTAACGCTGCTGGTGCTGGTGGTGGATTCGGAGCCGATGCCGCTGCAGGTGGTCCTGTTGCTGGTTTCGACCCTGTTCTAATCAGTCTTATACGTCGAGCTATGCCTAACTTGGTGGCATATGATCTTGCTGGCGTACAACCAATGAGTGGTCCTACTGGACTTATCTTTGCAATGCGTTCACGCTACACCAATCAGAGCGGAACAGAAGCATTCTACAACGAAGCAGATACAGCATTCTCTGGACAAGACGATGGTCTTGACGAGACTGGTGGATTCTCTGACGGCGTTGCTGGAATGGGTACTACTGCACAAGCAGGTAGCAACCCAGGACTTCTTAACCCTGTTGGTACTGCAGTCTCTACTGGCTACAATGTAGGCCAGGGTATGAAGACTGGAGACAGTGAGAACCTTGGATCAGGAACTGGCGACCAGTTCAACGAAATGGCATTCAGCATCGAGAAAGTTCTCGTTGAAGCCAAGTCTCGTGCCCTAAAGGCTGAGTACTCACTAGAGCTAGC